AAGGAACTGCGAGCCGAGCCTTACGCGGCACAGATAGCAGCCGGCAACGTCAAGCTGGCAAAAGGCGATTGGAATCAGATGTTCATTGATGAGCACAAATCATTCCCGGTCGGGAAGTATAAGGACCAGATCGACGCCGCCAGTGGCGCCTTCGCGCGTCTTGCCATCAACCGCCAACCGCGTGTGCGGGTGCTTTGATGGGTTGGCGGGATTGGTTTGCGCGGGCCGAGGCCAAAGCGTCGAAGGTCGGTGCGCTGCTGGTCACGTCACCAGGGCAACCGGCGTGGAGCAATCGCGACTATGCAGCGTTCGCCGACGAGGGCTACCGGCGCAACGTCATCGCTTACCAGTGCGTGAGGCGGATTGCCGAAAGCGTGGCAAGCGTGCAATGGACGGCATGGCGGGGCGAAACGGAATTGAGCGAAAGCCCGTTTCTCGACTTGCTGGCCAAGCCTAATCCCGGCCAAAGCGGCGACGAATATGTCATAGCGACCATCAGTTATCTGATGATAGCAGGCAACCGCTATGATGAGCGGATCATGGTCGGCAGTCAGCCGCGCGAACTTTATACGTTGCGGCCGGATCGCATGAAGGTGATTCCCGGCAATGACGGCTACCCGCTGGCCTATGTCTACGCCATCGGCGGGCAGACCCGGCGCTGGGATGTGGACCCCGGCACGATGGAGGCCGACGTTCGGCACGACAAGTTATTCAACCCGCTTGATGATTGGTATGGCATGAGCCCTATCGAGGCGGGCGCATACAGCATTGACACGCACAACGATAACCTGGCCATGGGTAAGGCGTTGCTGCAAAACGGCGCCAGACCGGGCGGCGCGCTCCAGACCGAGGACGATTTGACCGCCGAGCAATTCAACCGGCTCAAAGCGCAGGTTGAGACGCAATTCTCAGGCGCGGCCAATGCCGGCCGGCCGATGCTGCTGGAAAGCGGCATGAAGTGGCAACCGATGGCTTTCAGTCCATCCGACATGGACGCGCTGGAGAGCCGCTATGCCAGCGCCCGCGATATCTGCCTGGCGTTCGGCGTGCCGCCGCTGCTGATGGGCGTGAAGGGCGACAACACCTTCGCCAACTATGCCGAGGCGCGGCTGGCCTTCTGGGAAGACACGGTCATCCCGCTGGTGGATCGCCTCGCGAATGATTGGTCAATGTGGCTCGGGCCGTACTTTGGTGACCAAATCATCAAGGCCGACCTCGATCAGATCCCTGCCATTGCCGACAAGCGCAAAACGCTTTGGGATATGGCCGACAAGGCCACCGACCTGACTATCAACGAGCGGCGCGAACTTAAGGGATATAAGCCGCTGCCGGAAGGCGACGTGCTGCTGGTTAGTGCCGGCCAGATTGGCCTTGCGGATGCGCTTTCAATGGACGACGGCTTGCCGGCCGACATGACCGCAGATGACATAAAGGCGATGGCCTATGGCGAGCCGCGGGAAGTGAAGGGCGAATGAAAACGCTTCTTGGTTTGGACCGTCAAAAGATCGTTTTTCAGCAGCGGCGCTTGCAGCAAAGTATCACCATTCAATACCAGCGGCCGTTCGCGGTGGAGATTCACCGGGCCACCATGGAAATGGTCAATGGGTTGCGCTCGACCGGCTCGGTGCCGTATCTGCCCGCCGATCACGAGGCGCGGGTTGCGGCAATCTTTGCCGACCTGGCTAGCACGACCGTTACCGCGTTCGGTGAGCGTATCTTGAACGATGGCAAAGCGCGCGGGCTGCACCAGTTGGAACGCAAAGGCTTTGCCGAATTGTTCCAGCGGCTGGCGCTGGGATATATCCGCGCCGAGGCGATCCGAAAGAAAATCACGGACATTGCCGAGACGACGCGGCAACGGATCATCACGCGCCTGACGCGCGGCCAGGAAGACGGGCAGTCGCTTGATGAAATCGCTCAGGCGCTGGAGGCTACCAGCCCGCGTATATCGCGAGTGCGTGGCGCGCTCATTGCCAGAACCGAGACGCACGGCGCAGCGAACCACGGCACGCATGAGGCCGCGAAGGCCACCGGCCTGACGCTGCAAAAGGAATGGGTGAGCGTTGCCGACACCCGCGTTCGTGACTTCAACGAACCAATTGCCGAGTTCGATCATCGCCGCATGGACGGCGTGACGGTCGCCATAGATGCGTTCTTTAACGTGCCGCAGATCAACGGTGGCAGCAACGCCATTATGTTTCCCGGCGATCCAAACGGCCATCCTGGCAACATCATCAATTGCCGCTGTCAGGCGGTGCATGTCATCCCTGGCATAGAATAGGGGTAAGTAAATGCAATACAAAAACGCGGCCTTCGACTTGAAGGAACTCAACCAGACCGGCGGCTTTGAGGGCTATGCCAGCGTCTTTCACAACGTCGACGGCGGCATGGACGTGATGCGTCCAGGCGCATTTACAAAGACGCTCAAGGGCGAGCGGCGCGTTAAGATGCTATGGCAGCATGATCCGCACCAAGTTATCGGCGTCTGGGATGAGATGGCCGAGGATGAGCGGGGCCTTTACGTGAAGGGCCGGCTGCTGCTGGACGTGCAGAAAGGCATGGAGGCTTATGCGCTGCTCAAAAACGGCGCGCTCGACGGCATGAGCATTGGCTATCGTACCATTGCTGCCAGCGACGAAGCGGATGGCCGCGTGCGGGCGCTGGAAGAGGTGGAGTTATTTGAAATCAGTTTGGTCACGTTCCCCATGAATGAGCGGGCAACGGTGACGGGCGTTAAGTCCATCAAGACCATCAGAGAATTTGAGAAAGCCTTGCGGGACGCGGGCTTTTCTCAGCGCGAAGCTAAGGCGGTTGCTGCCGAGGGCTTCAAAGGCTTTGCGGCGCATCGGGACGATGTAGCGGTGGATGAGCCAGACGCGGAGGCGCTGAAAGGCGTTTTTGCATCACTCAATCGGCTACAGGAGAATTTACGAAATGCCGGACATTGAACTGAAAAACGTTGTAAAGGCGGTTGATGATATCAACACTGCCTTTGAGGCGATGAAGGCTGCGAACGAAGAGCGGTTGGCGGAGATCGAAAAGAAGGGCGAGAGCGATCCGCTCTTGGCCGACAAGATCAGCCGCATGGAGGCCGACCTGGCCAAGGCGAGCGAGATTGCCGACGCAGCGGCGCTGGCCGTTAAGCGTCAGTCCCGCGTTGTGACCGACGCCAAAGGCGAGGCAATCGACCTCGACCAAAAGGCGCTTGACTGGGCGCGCATGAACGCCAAGCGTCACGGCTCGGACATCCGCGAATATACCGCGGCCGATCTGGATCAGTACAAGGCCGCGTTCGACCGCTACCTGCGCAAGGATGACCGCGTGCTTTCGGCTGATGAAGCCAAGGCGCTCTCGGTCGGCAGCGATCCAGACGGCGGCTATTTGGTGCATCCCGATATGTCGGGCCGCATCACCGCACGCATCTACGAAACCAGCCCGGTTCGCGCCTATGCGAGCGTGCAGGTGATCTCGACCGATGCCCTGGAAGGCGTCATTGACAACGACGAGATCTCCAGCGGCTGGGTCAATGAAACTGAGGCGCGTGCGGTAACGGACACGCCGGAAGTTGGCACTTGGCGCATCCCGGTGCATGAGATGTATGCCAAGCCGCAAGCCACGCAGAAGCTGCTGGACGATGCGTCCATCAACATCGAGCAGTGGTTGTCGGGCAAGGTGGCCGATCACTTCTCTCGCAAGGAAAATACGGCATTCGTGACCGGCTCCGGGGTTGGTCAGCCGCGTGGGTTTATGACCTATGACGACTGGACGACTGCCGGCACCTTCGAGCATGGCAAAATTGAGCAGTTCGACACGGGCGTTTCGGGTGACTTTGCAGCCGCTCCGAATGGCCTGGATACGCTAATCACGGCGCTTTACGCGCTCAAGATGCAGTACCGCCAGAACGCCACTTGGTTCATGAACCGCTCGACGCTTGGCGCTGCGCGCCTGGAGAAGGACAGCAACGGTGCTTACGTCTGGGCGCCCGGTGCTGTTGGTCAGCCGTCAACCTTCTTTGGTTATCCGGTGGCCGATTTCGAGGACATGGCCGACATTGCCGCCTCCTCGTTGTCTATTGCCGTTGGTGATCTGCGCGCGGCCTATCAGATCGTTGATCGTGTAGGTATCCGCACGCTGCGCGATCCGTACTCGAACAAGCCTTATGTCCAGTTCTACACGACCAAGCGTGTTGGCGGTGACGTGGTGAACTTCGAAGCGCTCAAGATCATCAAGTTTATCAACTAATAGCCTGACGGCAGAAAGGACAACGAACATGGCATATCGTGATATGCACAACAATGTCGATATCATCCGGGTAATCCCCCCGGTTGCTGTCGGCACAACCGGCACCGGCCAGACCGGCAGTGTTATCGACACGCGAGGCTATGACAGCGTCGAGTTCGACATTGCCTATGGCGCCATCACGGCAACCGGCGCGGTGTTTTCTGTGACGGTTCTGGAAGGCGATGCCACTGGCTCGCTGACCAGCGTTGCGGACGCGGATCTGCTTGGGACAGAGGCGGCGGCTGGCCTTGCCGCCGCTGCTCGCGTCGATAACTCGACCGAGAACGTCACCAAGCGCATCGGCTACCGCGGCGGAAGCCGCTATGTGCGGGTGGACGTATCGTCCACTGCGACCGCTGGCACCCCGGTTGCGGTAAACGCGATCTTGGGCCGTCCGCATCGCGCGGCAGTCGCCACCTAAGCGGTGGGAGAGGTGGGGGGACTTCAAGTCCCCCCACCCTTTCCGCTGGGGAGACATAGCAACGAGCCGGTGTTGCCGGCTGGTTAGTGTGCCCCTCCGATCAATAGGTGAATTGATGCCCCTCAACGATGGCGAACGCCAAGTTTCTCCGACCCTGGACGGTATCCGCCAAGACCACGTTGCCCGCTACCAGTGGGCCGATCAGCATATAGGCCAGCAGGCGCGGGTGATCGACCTGGGCTGCGGGATCGGGTACGGTAGCAATTTGCTTGCCCGCAATGCCCGCCGCGTGCTGGGCGTTGATCGTGACCCTGAAACGGTCGCCTATGCCAA